CTTTGTTGTCCATCCTGGCCCAGTAGTTTTTAATTGTGGATCATACGTCTCTAAGTCAAAAGCAATAACTTTTGCATCTGTAATATCAGGTAATTCATGAGGAGGTACCCACTCAGATTTTGTAAAACCAAAATTATGTTGCATTTTTTTTCTCCTGCTCTCTATTCCATTGTTTAATAGCTTTTGTGGTTTGTCGCCCTCGTCTCTCTCCTTCTGATTCAAAAGAAATATTTTTTTTATTTGTTCTCCCTTCTATCTCTCCAGCAATAGCGGCGTAAGCGGCCATATCTAAATAATTATCTTTTTTACGACTATGCATAAGACGAGCTACTTTTACTAAAACCATACAAATTGCTACATCATGAGCTGATATTTTTTTTCCTAAAAAAGCAGACCATAAATTAGCAATGTTTTCATGATTAGTAACTCTATCTCCGTAATCCGTGTTTCGTTGTCCACCAATTAAATTAATAGCTTCTTTTAATATATCTTTAAAAATCATCGTTTATCCTTTCATCACCATACATTCGGTAACCTTGTTGTTTTTGAGCCTCAACGATATACAAATTTTCTTTAGCCCTAGTAACAGCAACATAAAAAACACGGTGTTCATCATCAGGATTTTTTAAATAAGATCTGTAAACAATCTTTCCTAAATCTAATAACACGATAACATTTTCACATTCCCCGCCTTTAGCTTGATGAATTGTAGAAACACGAATACGTGGTTCCGCAGTTATGTCTTCACCTATTTTCTCAAGCCTCCGTAAATAAGTAATTTCAAAAGGTGTTAAAGAACTAAGTACATCCCACCAATCTCCATCGACAAGTAAACCATGATGATCTTTTAGTTGCTGTAATGAAAATAATTGTTTATCATTCTCCACTTTCATTGTTTTGTGACCATGTTTAATTCCAACTTTAGTTTTTATTTTATTATACAAAGTTTTAACCTCGGTTAAACTAACCGTGTTACCAGACTTTAATTTTTTCCATACCTCGATAGCACCTAAAACAGTCGTAGACACTGGTCTATGCTCCCCTCGTCCATACCAATAACCTTGTTCTAAAAGTATTTCTTCTATCATTTCATTTCTAATTTTTTTTGTTCTGCCAAGGATCAACCAGTTACCTGAAGATAAATCAATGTGGCGTAAATGTGGTATACGATATATTTTACCTTCATCTTCTTTTGGTTGCCAAACTTTCGGACGCCTGTTTCGTATTTTAGTTATAATATTATTAGCTAATCGAAACACTCTTCGCGGACAACGATACGATTTATCTAAAACTTTAACTGTTCCTTGTAGAGATATAAATTTATCAACATCAGCACCTGACCAACGAAAGATTGCTTGATCATCATCGCCTGCAATATAAACGTCTTTACTATTACTAATTAATTTATCTACCATGTTATATTGAATGCGTGGCATGTCCTGAGCTTCGTCTATAAATAGCACATCAAACTGTGTCGAAACTGTGTCAGTTGTGTAATCCACAATCATATCCGTATAATCATAAAGTTCATTTAACTTTTTATACTTATTAATAACACGATTTAAATAATCTAACTTTACCATGTTTATGGGCTCAGGATACAACCTAACCTCTTCCGCTAAACTCACATCTTTTAAACGAGCTTTGTTTATTAAATTTATAAATTTATGGTTAGAGTTTGTGTAAACGGAATCATCGTTGTCATTAAAAACTAAATTAAAACCAATCATAGACGATAACTCTTTCCAGTGTTTTTGTTTCATTAAGTTATCTTCTTTCACCGCTAAATGTCTAAAAGCAAAACTATGTAACGTTCTAAAGTGAATTAAGTCATCTCTGCTTGCTTGAAATTTATGGCGAGCCCTATCCTTTGCTTCGTATGCTGCTTTCTTAGAAAAAGAAAAGAAACCAATTCTTTCCCAAGGAACACCCTGTTCTTTTTTTTGCTGACATATATTTAACAACTCTGTTGTCTTGCCTGTGCCAGGAGGTCCTACAATTATATTAATCATTAAAAAGTTATCTCCTCATCATCTGAATTACCTAAAATATCTTTGTCTGTTTTTTCTTCTGTTTTTAAATTAGGCATCTTTTCCATTTTTTTTGGTTGCGTATAAGCAGGTATTTTCCATGCGCGTGTTTGAATTCCTTTAGGATACACTCTTACATCTTCGCCCTCTAAATCTTTTATTCGTTGCACTAACCAAGATCTATTCTCTTTAAAGTTTTTCGTATTCTCTAACCACTTTGATAAATCACGTAAGCGAAAGTACGTCGCATTCTCTTCAACATTAGTATATGGCTTTTCCATATCTAATTCATCAATATCAAAAGACTCACCTCTTGCGGTACAAAACTCAAATAAATAATCTTTAAACTCACCAACCTTAGATACATCTTCAGGCATATTAATTGTTGTAATAGTTTCAAATAATCCTGACTGTATCTCTTCCCAGTCAGCTTGTTTCATCATTGGTATGTAACGTAATAATTTTCTTTTAACTAATTTACGTAAGCGATGATGGTATTCTATTTCATCTTGTACTTGTGTTTCTACAGGATGAGAGTCTATATCAAGATACCAAATACGTGGTTCGCGATCCGTGACACGTAAGTTTGCATATACAGGATGATCTTGACCAGAGGTTCCTACACCAAACTTTCTCAACTTACATTTAGCTTTTTGACAAACACTAGCGATAGGTTGATCATTACATTTATACATGTATTTCATTGCGCCATCTGCCTTGTCAGCACCAACTTGTTTCATAATGATACCTACCTCATTTGTGTTTAAAGGTGGGTCCATGTATTCACGATTATATTTTTCTAATAAATTCTTCCAGTTATCAGGATTAGATTTACGATAAAAAACCCCCACATTAAATAATCCATTATTTCTTGTCCCTTCTGGATAGCCTTGATCCGTTAAAATTTCTAAACATGGAGGACCATCAGCCATGTCATTATCTTCTACCTGTATTAATATTTTACCAATATCATCACAAACAAACTTATCATATAACTCAAAGAATTCTTCTAATGTAGCACCTTCACCATTATCAAGAAACGCGTACCGTGTGTCGCCGTGATAAGGTAAGTTCAGCCACGATCCAGTGTCTTGCTCATCAGAGAGTTTAATTTGTTTAGGAAATACCTCCGCTTTTGCATAGCCAAGATGCGCGCGTATTTCTTTTAACTTTTCATCAAAGAGAAAAGCAGGTTGTGGATTTTTGGAAAATAAAAAAAGATGAGCGCCAAAAGATTTGGAGGCACACATCACTAATGGTAGTTTGTATTTTCGTACTTGTGATAATATTTTTTTATGATCCAAAGGGTACTCGTCAATATCAATACAGCCCCACGTACAAGTTGCATCGTCTCGAATGGGAACAATACCTAAAGCACGATCTTTTCCTTCCAGATGATCCTGAAACATTTGTAAAGTAGGTTCTTCATGAACTGTACGCATGCGGCCATCACGCTTACCGTTCTGTTTTGTTTGGGTATACTCATAGAAACCGTGAGCCCTATCTAACCCATCAAATATATTTTTAAATTTTTCTACTTTCATAAATAATAATAAAATAACTAGGGGCCTATAAAGGCCCCCAACCTAGATAATTAAGGTAATTACGATCCTAAAACGCCACTATCCGCATTGGGCGTGATGTCTTTTAAACCGCTATCGTCATTATCATTATTTGCCTCTGGAGCAGGATCAATAGACCCTGATGTCACAAGCTCATGAAAATGTTTAGCCTCCTCCACTATGTAAGATGGATTTGATATATCATTAACTGATTTATCCAAGGTAATTTTCCATCCCCACCAATCATTCTTTTTATTTGCTTCTTGTACACCTTCCATTTTGTATACATTAGCAAACATTGGTAATGTTCTTAGTGACCCATCATTGGCTTTAATTTTCTGATTCATCATCATCGTATTCCAATAACGGGATTTTTTATATTGTGTCTTCTGCATAATAATTTGGCATCGTTCAAACGATCCATCATCATTAATTCGTAAAACAAAATATTCAGCCGTCGTAACAATATAGGTAGGAGAGATCGCTCCATTAATCATGTAATGATCTTCCCCATCCGCGCCACGCGTTAAAGCAGGCATGTCTTCAGGCTTATAAATTTTTACAGGTGCACCAGTCCCTTCACCTAAAGGTGACCACTCTACTCCACGTACTCTAAAGGCACATGGAACTACAGCTATGCTTTTGTAAAAGTCTTTTGTAACAGAATTAAAAATATCACCTTGCTCAAGTCCTTCTACAAACTTAGCATTTGATTTTTTAATCTCTGGTGTTTGAGAGCTAGCAATTTTTAAAAATGGTATTGCCATTTCTTGCGCACCAACATTTTCAAAACCAACACCAATGTGGCTTGAAAAGTCTACAACGTTAGTCGATACTTCACTTTTCTTTTTTTTCGTTACATCGTTCATCGTTATTTCCCTTTTTTAATTTTCACTTTATTACCTGTAAAAACACTAAACGTTTCTAAAGGTAAATCGGCGCCTGCGTTTATTTGTTCACCTACAAAGGCATTCAAGGTCATAGGCTCGACCTTGCGTTTTTGATCAGGAGCTAAACCATTTTGCTCTAAGTCTTCTACCAACCTAGTTGCTTGGTCATTATCTCCTTTACCAAATCTCACTGACACAATATTTTTTATAAGTTCTCCATGATTATTTTTTTCTAACCATTCAAAACAGTCTGCTTCTTTATCTTTAGTGATGCTAGCTTTATAAAAGGGTTTATAACTAATTGCCTCACCACTCGTCAGTTTAATCTCTTTAACTCCTCGTTGCTCCATCAATTGAACAATAGAATCATTCATTTGTTGGAGTTCAGATTTTTTTATTTTAATATCGTTTTCTAATGAAAGTATTTCACTTTCAATTTTTAAGTATCTGTTAGATGCTTCTGATACATCTTTAACCTCAGATATATCTAATTTAGTTTCTTCTTCTGGTAAAAAATTTGTAAAATCAACTTTCTCTGTCATGGTTATTCCTTTCGTGTAAGTCTATCTGTATAGGAAGATATGAATGAGTATGACGATCAAATTTTAAAAGATTATATCTGCCACGATTATTATCTGCAGCAACTGAACAACAAAGACCAATCATTGATGGATCACCAATCAATAATAAATAATCTTTATCATTAAAATCTTTTAATATAGTTCTTGCCTTACGTATCGCTGGTCCAGGTGATAACATAATTTGTTTCCCCTCCTCAAAAATAGGAATTAATTTACCAAATTCTTGAGCAGAGATAACATTAAACTTTGATACCTCTTGGATAACGTACACATTTCCTTTGTTTTCTAAGTCTTTCATCTTTCTAGGACACTCTATATTATTTTTATTTTAATTATACAAGAAAAATGTTATCGTTCTAAAATTTTATAACAAAGAAAGTTATGCCGAAATATAAATATAGTTTTAAAACCAAGCCTTACGAGCATCAATTAGCAGCCCTTGGGGCAATGCTCAATCATTTTAAGAGAGGGGAAAAAGAATTTGCTTTGTTAATGGAGATGGGGTGTGGAAAAACAAAAGTCCTTATTGATGGGTCTTCCTTTCTTTATGACAATGGATATATTTTTGGTTTACTTGTTATTTGTCCAAACGGTGTCAAAGGAACGTGGGTTAAAGAAATTGAAACACATATGCCAACACACGTGGATCGTAACGTAGTTGTATGGACAGGACAAAAAACAAAAAAGCATGAAGAAGAGTTACAAACGTTATTTATTACGGAACCTGCGAAAGTACATTTTAATATTTTAATTATGAATGTGGATGCGTTTGCCACGGAACGTGGTCGCAAGTTTGCCGATAGATTTCTAATGACACGTCAAGCATTGATGGCGGTTGATGAAAGCACGGTCATTAAAAATCCAAGCGCGCTACGTACTAAAGCAATAACTAAGCTTGGTAACTTAGCGCGTTACCGTGTTATTATGACAGGCTCACCTATTACTAAGTCCCCTGAAGATCTTTATGCTCAATGTAATTTTTTAAATCATGAGCTTTTAGGGTTTAGTTCTATTTATACTTTTCGTGCACGTTATTGTCAGATGCAACGATTATCTTTTGGTGGCAGATCTTTTAATAAAGTAACAGGTTATAAAAATTTAGACGAATTAAATTATAAGTTACGACAATTTTCTTATCGTGTTTTAAAAAAAGATGCGCTTGATTTACCTGATCAAGTATGGATGAAAAGAATTGTATCATTAACAAAAGAACAACTTGATGCTTACATGCAGATGAAGAGAACTGCTTTAGTAAACCTCAAGAACGAAACATTGACAACTACGTCAGTGCTAGCCCAATTGATAAGGCTACACCAAATTGTTTGTGGTCATATGGCAACCGATGACGGTAGGGTAATTGGTTTGCCAAATAATCGTATCAAAGAATTAATGGCTATTCTAGAAGAGCATGGTGATAAAGCGATCATTTGGGCTACCTACCGACATGATATCCAGGAAATAGAAAAAACATTACACAAGAAATATGGGACGCGATCCGTGGTCACTTATTATGGTGATACCCCACAAAAAATTCGTCAAGAAAATATTTCTAATTTTCAAAATGATCCTGAAACACGATTTTTTATTGGTCAACCTATGACTGGTGGTAGAGGAATAACTTTGACTGCGGCTCATTTAACTGTATTTTATTCTAACAGTTATGATTTAGAAATTCGAGAACAAGCAGAAGCTCGTAATCATCGTATTGGAACAGAAAATAAAGTAACTTACATTGATTTAATTTCTGAAGGAACTGTAGATGAAAAAATTATTTATTCATTGCGAAATAAAATCAACTTAGCTACATCGGTGTTAGCAGAAGATCTTCGTCAATGGTTAATATAAAGGAGAAGATATGATTGGTAAAATTTCATGGGAATTAAATTCTGTTAAAGATGAAATGAAAATAATAAAAGTGGATTATTTGGCATGGCCAAAGTCTAGTCAGCCAGAAGATATAAAAAAAATAGTTGATTATTATAAAGTAGGAAAATCTATTACAGTACAAGAATTCTGTGAAAATCCTCGATATAATGAAATTATGTGTACAGTGATTAGTTATGATCCCTTGCACCAAAGTAAAAATGTGATTAACATATAATTAAAAAAGGAGAAATTATGATATTTTGGCATATTATAGCAATAATAACAATTTTTGGTTTAGGTTACTTGGTTGGTCTATGGAAAACGAAACGTCATTATAAAATTAGATGTGAAGAACTTGAAGAAAAATATAAATATGAACAAAGCGACAGGGAGTGTCCTGCACGAATGCAATGATTTGCACTTATTGTAAGGGAAATGGTTATGTACGATTATGTTTTGAGGCTGAAGAAGTTACTGAGCAGTGTTGGGTCTGTGCATCTCAAGGAGAAGTTAAGGACAACAAACATTTTATCCAAACCTGGGAAGAGGACAATGGCAGCCGTGCATACTACTACGGGCCATTGCTTGACCCCAATCTCTTCAAAAACCACCAAATACACAAAGAAACAACAAAAGTTTAGCAAGTAATTGCTTACAAATTCCAAGTGGGAAAAAATTATTCATTACCCTCCTACCCACTTGGACATTTATTTATTGTTTATTTTTAAAAAAATACTTATAATTCGCTGAAATTTAAAAAAGGCAAAGGTTATGATATTACCTAATAGTCCTGTGCGAAAAATACACGAATGTTTAAAGTGTGGTGATATATCTCTGAAATTCTATAATCCTCAACATGATATAGTTATTAGTAAAGAGGAGTGGCAAAATATTTTAGCAGAGGGAAAAGAGGCTTTAGATAAAATTCTAAAGCCCCTCAAAGAAAATCCAACTTTTTTTATGGATTAAGCAGCTTTTTGTTGAGCACGATACTCTTCCACAATTTTTTCTAGTTGCATTGGTTTAGATAACTTTGATTGTTTACAAAGTTTTTCTAATAATTTTTTAGTCTTTGTAGTTATTTGTTGATTGTAATGTGTTTGTCCTTTAGGCATGTTTTCCTTTCTTCTTAGTTCCTCTCCATGAGGAAATAAAACTATTAATTGCTCTTTTCCATTTAGAATCAAATAT